ATGATTGATCCGGCCGGCCGCTTTGCTCCACTCGGACGCGTTGACGCGGCCGTTGCTCGGCGTTGGGTGCTCCCCACGGACAAGGAGCTGCCGCAGTTGTTCGACAGCTTCGATCAACTCCGCATTATCTCGGACCCGAAGTCGCAGTACGCTGCGAACGCTGCGAACGCGGTTGCCCGCTTCTATGACCGCCTCATCATCGCCGCCGCTCTCGGCACTTCCGTCACCGGAAAGACTGGCACCGGCACCGAGGCGTTCGATACGACCAATTTCAGCGTCGCCGCGAACTTCGGCGCCGCTGCGGCTACCGGCCTCACGGTCGCAAAGCTGATCGAAGCGAAGAAGAAAATGGAAGCTGCATTCGTGGACATGGATGAGCCGCTGTCGCTCGTTATCTCCGCGGCGCAGCACGCCAACCTATTGAACGAGGCTCAGGTCACGTCGCGCGACTTCAACGATAAGCCGATCCTCGTGAACGGCCGCGTTGCCTACTTCATGGGCTTCAACATCGTCACGTCGGAATACCTGACGAAGGTTGGCGCCGACCGTTACAATTTCGCCTTCGCGAAATCGGGCCTCTACCTCGGCACCTGGGCTGATATGCAGTCCGACGTGTCGATCCGAAAGGATTTGACCGGCCTCCCGTGGCAGCACTACGTCAAGGCTACGGCCGGCGCAACCCGCTTGGAGCAGGGCAAAATCATCCGCATCCTCGCGACTGAGTAGTAGGAGCGCCGGCTGAAACGCCGGCTACAATGGCAACTGTGAAATCCACCCAAATCACGAACTTCGATGCGAGCCCGCGCGTTCGTGAGCCCAGCCATCGCGACGGCGGCGACCTCCAAGAGAACCGCAGCGTAGCTGCAGTGTCGGCCACTATTCCTTCGGGCGACATCGTTCACATGGTTCGCGTTCCGTCAAAGGGCCGTATCGCCGAAGTGTTCGTTTCAGCTGCTGACGCAGGTGTCGCTCTCGCCGCTGACGTTGGTCTCTATGTGAAGAACGCCGATGGCACATACACGGTGGTTGACGCCGACTTCTTCGCCAGCGCCTTCGACTTCGCTGGTGGCCCCTTCAGCAACTTCGCCGTGACCCACGAAAGTGGCGTCTACACGGTCGCCAACTCGGAGAAGGCTCTGTGGGAGGCGTTGGGCCTCACGGTCGATCCGAACATTGACTACATCATCAGCTTGACCATCACGACCACGGGCAACGGTGGACCGACTTCCATCGCCCTCGGCGCACGGTGGACCGACTAGTATTGAACGCGCGCTGCTACCAACCGCTGCGTGGGCGGCGTGGTGGCGCGGCCGAGACTGCCTTCATGGGCCTCGTTAAGCCCGGTCAGCGGTCTCGGCCACCCCTTTGTGAATGGAGGATCAGATGACGTTGTTGCAAACGCTCGCTGCAATAGTGTCAGCATTGCAGGAAATCCTGGTGCTGACGCCGCAAGTGACTACCGCAATAACCAATCTGAAGACGTTTCTCCAAACGGTCTGAGGCCAAGGCGCTATTGTATGCCGGCTTTCTTGCTGGCATACTTCCTACTCGGGACGCGATGCTCGCGGTCCTAGCATTGACGGAGTGTACCATGGCAAGTAGATTTTACGGATTGGATCGCGGGCAACCCGGCCAAACGTTCGTCACCGAAGCCGCTGCCACGACCGGGCTGGATATTGAGGTTGTTGTGGACCGCGCGGCGGGCTGGAACAAGAAGGAAGCTCTCATTGCGCTGGAGCGCATTAAGGAGCATATTCTAACTATGCCGTCCAACACGCTGATTGAATAGCGTGCCGCGGCCGTAATGGAGGCCGCATATGGCATACGTTGGGAAAGTAGCGCTGTTCAACCTCGTCCTGGGAAAACATGGCGTCTCGGCCTCGGGCCGCATCCTCAGCATTGACGAAGATCACGCCGGCCGCGCCGCGTGCGACAACGTTTATCATCCGCAGCGTCGCCGTGAGCTACGCCGCAACTTTTGGGCGTTCGCCACAGTGCGGCGCAAACTCCGCGTCATCGCAACCACGGATATGCTGTTTACGCCAGACGCTTTCCCCACTGGCGCTCCGTACGTAGTGAACGACATTGTGACGGACGTTTTGGCCGATGGGCAAATCGAGACATACATCGGCACCTTGGCTGTGCCAGCAATTCAGCCCACGCTGGACAGCAACCAAGGCGCAGTCAATGGACCCGGCGCAGAGTGGAACACATACAGTGGACCCCTAATCGCCTCCGAGTGGACTACTGGCATCCAGTACTACAAGGGCGACCTCGTGTATGTCGGCTCAGCGGTTTGGTTGGCCCTATCGGCTGAGCCCACAATCAGCGTGACGCCGGCTGAGGGAGCCATGTGGCATCAGCAGACACATGCGACCGCTTTGGCAGCAAGCCCGTATGCTTTACCTATTGGCAATCGTCAGTTCGCGTACATTAAGCCGCGCGATCTATTGCGCATTGCTCCGACCGATCCGAAGCGGCCGCAGTGGGGACCCGATCAACTGGTTGAGAGCGACTTGATACTCACAGACGATCCGGGGCCAATCCTCGATCTGCGCTACATTCGCGATGAGAGCTGGTTCTCGAAGTACGATCCTATGTTCGTGGAGGCTTTGGCGTGCAACATCGCTGTTGAGACCACGGACGAGATGACGCAATCCACCGTGAAGAAGACTACGCTCGATGCGCAGTACAAACTCGCCATCGCGGACGCGCGGCTCGTAAATGCAATCGAGGCGTATCAGAACATTGAACCGGACGAAGACGAATGGGTGACGTGCCGCTCAAGCGCGTCCTACGGGTTCGGCTACGTGCGGTAATGGAGGATAGAAATGCCCAACGCAAGTTTCATTCAGACCAGCTTCCTCGGCGGTGAATGGTCCAGCTACTCGCAGGGTCGCACCGACAGCGAACGCTACAAGACCGCCATGAACGTCAGCTTCAACGGCTATCCGTTGGAGGAGGGCTCATGGACGCGCCGGCAGGGCACACGTAACGTAGCAATGACGAAGGGCGGCCTCTATGCTGTGCTGCGTTCGTATGCGGTGTCAGTCGAGGAGCCGTATCAAGTGGAGTTGGGCGCCCTGTATGCGCGCTTCTATCTTGGTCCCGGTCTCGTGTTCGATACGCCGGGCATCGCAGTCGTGAGCATTTCTACTGCGACGCCGGCAGTGGTGACAGCCACGGCGCACGGCTTCGCCAACGCCGATCAGGTCATGTTCTTCTTCGTTGACGATCAGGGCGTCAATAGCGGCAACCCGAATGGGCGCTATATGCGCAATCGGCAATTTGTCGTGGGCGGCGTCACTGCAAATACGTTCACAATGACTGATCCGGTAACGGGTGCCAACATCAATGGCAGCGCGCTTGGCTATGAAAACACTGGCGGCGCATTCGATATTGATCTGGGCACCGTTCGCCGCATCTCTGAAGTCGTGACGCCGTATCTTGTGACGGAAGTGTATGATGTGCGCCGCACGCAGAACGATGAGCAGGCCGTATTCTTCCATTCGGCGCATGCACCACAAATCCTGACAGTGACGGGTGACACCGCCGATCCGTTCGCATGGACTGCGGCCTCGCTAGTCGATGGCCCCTACTATGATCCGCCAAACCCAGACACCAATACAACTACGTTGGACCCCAGCGGCGTCAGCGGCTCTGTAACTCTGGTTGCATCTGCAACTACGAACATCAACGATGGACAAGGGTTTCTGGCTACAGACGTAGGGCGTCTTGTGCGCTTGCTGTGGGAGCCGCCGCTGTGGAGCGCAGCTTCCTCCTACGCAGTAGGCGACCTCGTTAAATACCGGGATCAATACTTCGTCAACATTGTTGCCACTGGCGCATCGGCAATTCCGCCTCCAGATGCCATTGCCTCATGGACGTTTGCCACCGATGCTGTTGTATGGACTTGGGGCACCATCACAGCGCGTGCCAGCACGACCAGCGTTACCTATCTAATCCAAGGTGATCCTCTCCCTGACGCTACGCCGCGGCTTGTGTGGCGCATGGGGCTATTCAGTGACACAACTGGTTGGCCCAAATTCGGCGGTTTCCATGACGGCCGCCTATGGGTCGGTGGCAGCGCTGTCGTAAACCGCGTCGATGGCAGCGTTGCCAATTCGCTTAGAGGCCCATTCGATTTTCAGCCTACACTTCCTGATGGGACAGTCGCGGACGACAATGCTATAGCGGCTACGGCCAACTCGGAGGATCGCAACATCGCGACGTGGCTGATCACTGATGACGACGGCATTTTTGTCGGCACCAAAGGCGGCGAATGGCGTGGCAAAGCATCGGCGAACAACGATCCGATTTCGCCGAGCAACTTCGACTTCCGCCGCGTCTCGAAATACAAGTGCTTCAATGCGGAACCTGCTAAGGCACCGTCGATGACGATCCTCATTCAGCTCACTCAGCGCAAGATCATGGAGTGGGGCTACTACAGCCAAGAAGGATACCGCGCTTCGCACTTGTCCGTAACCGGACGCCACTTGACGGCGAGCGGCATGGCAGAGGTTACGTATCAGGCCGATCCGGTGCCGATGGTGTGGTGCCGGCGCGAGGATGGAACTATCATCGGCAGCGCCTACAAGAGAGACCCCGAAGCCGGCTATCACGCAGCGTGGTGGAAAGCGGGTTTAGCATGGACTACTGGAGATGCTCTAGAGCGCACTTGTGTCAGCATCAGCGAAGGCGTCTCCCTCGGCGGCCTCAGCGAAGCACTGTGGCTCGTGTCGAAGGGACCTGATGCGCACTACGCGATTGATCTGCACATGGTTGAAATCTTGACGCCTGTATTTGAGGACGATCAGGAGGATTGGGCGGTGTGGTTCGTAGACAGCGGCAATTTCCCGCAAGCGGGCACATTTACTTACGCCGATCCGGCTTTGCAGGCGGGAACGGTCTCCTTTTTCGGCATGTGGAATATCCGCGGACAAACGGTATCTATCATGCTCAACGGCATCGACCTCGGGGACTTTTTGGTAACTGCGAATGGCGAAATAACAATCGACCTCGCCACAGTGCCAGTGGGCATAACGCCGAATTACCTTATCGGACTGAGTGATCCGGTGGCTTACGGAGACTTTGGTGTCAGCCTGGGCGACGTGTCGGTGCTTGATACGGCGGTACCCTATTACGTCATTCCGGCCGTCTTTGGCCTCACGTATGAGAGCCGAGGGCAACTCCTGCGGCCCGACTTTGGCAACGATATTGGGGCGGCCAATGGGCCTGCGTTCTCCAAGATACGCCGTATTCACAAGTACTCAGCGCATGTTAGCCGCACCAAAGGCATGTACTTCGGCATCGACTTTGGAGCCTCTATGCGCCCGGCACCCATGCGCAAAAAGAATGGTGCAGCCCTTGCATTTGATGAGTTGTTTTCCGGCGTCGTTCGTGGCAAAATGGACGCCGCTTATGACACTGATGGAATGATCGCCTGGAAGATCAATCGACCGTACGCCTGCGTCATAACGGCGATTGGCGGCTTCGGCGCAGCGCAGGACGAATAAAATGTTGGCACTTATAGGAGCAGGCATCGGTGCGATCAGCGGATTGATCGGCGGCATCGGCAAAAAGAAGCAGGCGGCTGCAGCGGAGAAATCCGCTAAGGAGCAGGCCGCACTCTCGCGTGCAGGCACAGAGATGGAGCTGTCGCGCATCGAGCGTGCGGGCTTCCAAGCGCAGGGCGCCATCCAGGCCGGTGCCGGTGGCTCCGGTCTCAAGACCTCGGGCAGCGCGCTTGACATTCTGAAAATGTCCTCATCCCAAATAGCTCTCGATCTGCAGCTGCGGAAGACCCAAGGCGAACAGACTGCCAAAGGCTACGAAGCGCAAGCCGCCGCGGCAAAGGCCGAAGGTAGCGGAGCAATTCTCGGCGGCGTTCTCAAGGGAGCCTCCAGTCTTCTGTCGGGCGGCGTCTTCGGATAACAGGAGCATTCAATGCCCAAACTGAACGCGTACCAGTCCACGCAGAATGCACCACAAGGCAGCGTGAGCGACAGCGGTGCCGGCGCATTCGGCCGAAACATCGAAGCGCCGCTCGCGCAGTTCGGCAGCGAACTTGTGAACTTCGCCAAGCGCAATGAGGCGACAAAGCTGACGACCGCCATGTCTGAGGCGCAGGCCGCGTTGACCATCGCGCAGGAGAAAGCGTTCCTCACCGCGGACCCGAACGATGAGGAAGTTGCGTCGCGCTTCATGGAAGCAGAAGTAACGCCGCTGCTCGACAAGATCGGCGACAGCCTAGAGACCCATGAGGGTCGCCAAATGTACGAGCGTGCGCGTGCCGGCATGATGTCCAGTTTCGCCATCAATGGGGCCGCGAAGCAGGCGAACCTCTCGGGCATCGCCGAGCAGAAGAACTTCACCACAACGACAAACAATCTGTCTAATGCCGCCAAGACAAACCCCGGTCAACATGAGCAATCCATAGCTCTTGCGCGGGACTACGAAACCGGCGTGCGCCTGCGCGGCGTCGTGGATCAGGATACGCTCAAGACGCTCGGCAAAAACATGCGCCGCGAGATCGCCATGGGCACCATCACCGGCATGGCAGATAAGGGGCAATTCGCTCAGGCTCGCGCAATGTTGGCCTCCGATCAACTCGATGAGCATATCGACGCCTCCGATAAGGAGACGCTTGAGGCCAATATTCGCACGGCCGAGGGCGTAGCTCGGTCTGAGGCTGAGAGTGCCAGGGTGGCGGCCGCGCGGGAGCAGGAGGCCACGTTCGCCACTGCGCAGAATAACATTCTAAATAAGCAGCCGATTACGAAGGACGGCCTAGGGCTCTACGCCTGAATATTCAAGGATGCGCAAGACCTGGAGGCGGTGACGCCTGAGCAGGTTGCCGCAAAGCGCGCCATGATCAACTACGCTCAGGCACTGGTCGATAAGGGCAACGGCGATACGTGGCGCGAAGATAAGCCCACGTTGTCGGCGCTGTGGGGCCGCGCATACAAGACCGCTGGTGACCCGGATCGGTTGACCGTTGCTGAGGTTCACGCCGCTACAGGCAACCGTCTGATCTCTCCTGCGTCTGCCACAAACCTGTTGCAGGCGATCACAGGCGAAGATGACCCCACGAAGCGCGACGCCGGCAAAGATATCGAGGAGTTTATTAAACAGTACACGAGCACGATCACGAAGTCAGGTGGCCCATCGGGCGTCATCGATACAACCGGCAATCAGCGGTGGGGCGAATTTGAGGAACAGGCGCGCTTGATTTTCCGCGATGGCTTAGCGCAAGGCGTTCCGCAGGAGGAGATCAAGCGGCGCATTCTCAGCACGCTGCCGCGCTATCAGCGTTCGGCCGATGAAATCATCGACAGTCTACAGGCATTTGAGGACGACACCGCCGTTGCTCCGTTGGCGCGCGTTGCGCCGCAGCGTTGGGTTCCCAATGCGCCAATGTCTCGCGGGTTTCCCGGCAACCTCACTGAGGGCGCAGGCCCCGACGTAGACGCCGTTGACATGGGTATTCCAGAGGGCATGATACAGCCGGCTGCGGATGACGATAAGGTGCAGAACCCATTCGACTTCAACAAGTATCCGCCCGTTCAGAACGCGGACGGCTCCATGAGCCACATCATAACTAAGTCGTGGGGCTTCACCGAGAAGGATGCGGACGGAAAGCTGCGCGAAGTGCATGTGCTGCTTCCAACTATGATCGGTGGAAAGAAGCTGACAGATGAGCAAGCGCAGGATCACTATCTGAACACTGGAGAATACTTTCGTAAGTTCGAGACGGCTGAGGCAGCGCAGAAGTTCGCCGCAGCGCTTGAGCGGGAGATGCAATTCTCGAATACGCAGCGCGGTACTCCCGCGGCGCAGCGCGCAAAGCCCAATGAAACTCCGGCGCAATATCTCAAGAGGCTCGGTCTCCAATGAACAGTGAAGGCAACACCAAATACCGCGCGCTTCTAGACGGCGGCTTCTCGACAGTGCAGGCGGATGAGTGGAAAGCTCAGACGACCGCAGCACTTCGCTCGGGCGGCTTCGAGGAGAACAAGATAGCCGAGTATTGGGGCGACGTGAAGCCGAACCTTGCTCCCGAGACGCGGGACTTCAACACCCGCCGCGACATTGCTACATCCCCGGATAAGCGCGTAGCGCAGAGCCCGCTTGAGTTCTTCGAGGCTGGCTTCGATCAATCCGTCAC